ACACCCGGTTGGTCCTTGGCACGCATCGCTTTGATGTGATGGCCAGTGAGGTGGCCAGCCCCAAGGAAGGCGAGCGCTTCACGGTCAATAGTCAGACCTACCAGGTGGTGGGTGAGCCATTGGCCGACCGAGATCGCTTGATCTGGACGCTCACGGGAGCGCCGCTGTGAAGCTCATGGCGGCACTCACCGGCAATCTGGATCAGATGTTGACTGACGAGGTTCGTATTGCCGAACATTCGGTGACGCATTCCATCCGCGAGGCGACCGATGGTCTCAAGATCGAGCTGCGCAGCCAGATCACTGGCGCTGGTTTGGGTCAACGCCTGGCCAACACCTGGCGCGGCGAGGTCTACCCCAAAGGCCAGATGAGCATCAAGGCCGCCGGCCTGGTCTATAGCCGGGCGCCGGTGGTGGTGGGGGCGCATGACCAGGGCGCCACCATCCGTTCCAAGGAAGGGTTTTGGCTGGCGATTCCGTTACCGGCCGCCGGCAAGGGCCCGCGCGGCAAACGCATGACGCCGGGTCTGTGGGAGCGAATGCGCGGCCAGCGCCTGCGCTTTGTCTACCGCCGGGGACAACCCTCGCTACTCGTTGCAGAAAACCAGCGGGCCCGCCAAGGCCAACGCGGTGGCTTCTCCGCTGCCTCGCAAAAGGCCCAAGCGGCTGGTCGAGGGCTGGTCACGGTGCCCATGTTCTTGCTCGTACCCCAAGTGACCCTGAAGAAGAAATTCGACATTGACAGCAGCTCGCGCCGCTGGATCAGCACCCTGGCCAACCGCATCGCCAACCGTTTCGATGAAGCCAACCGCAAAGGGGCACCGTCATGAGCCAACGAGAAAACGCCATCGGCGCACTGTTCGCTGTGCTTGGTGAGTTGTCCCTCGGGGCTACGGTCAAACGCAACGCCGCGTTGCCTGAGCGCGTGTCAGATCAAGCCATGGCCATCTTGCGCGACGGTGAGATGGGTGAGCCGGAGGTGACGCTCTCACCGCTGACCTACCACTGGCAGCACCAGGTAGCCATCGAACTGTTTGTCGCCGACCCAGATGCCAGCGCGCGTGATGCCCGCATGGACGGCTTGCTGGTTGAACTGGCAACCCTGATCGAAGTCGACCGAACGCTCAGTGGCGTTATCGAGCACGCCGAAATCGGCCCTCCCAAATTCGATGAACTGGCCCCCGATGGGACCAGTGGCATTAAGGCCTGCCTGCTGACCATGGTCCTGTACTACAGCAGTTCAGGGCCGCTGAACTGAATCCCAAATCCGAAGGAGAACAACCTATGGCCCGTGCCTACGGCGCGAACGCCAGCCTATTGGCTGCGTTTGAACCCACCTATGGCAACACACCGAACGGAGACTTTGGAAAGATTCCATTTGTCTCCACCACCTTGGGCTCAGAGCAAGGCCTGATTGCTAACGATCTGATTGGCCTGGGTCGAGACCCGAGTGCGCCCATCCGTGACGTGATCAAAGTCGAGGGTGACATCGTCATTCCCATCGACCTGCGCAACATCGGCATGTGGCTTAAAGCGCTGCTGGGCAGTCCAGTGAGCCTGGGAGACAACGCGCACACCCACACCTTCGTTTCTGGCAACTCAGGTCTGCCTAGCCTGTCACTGGAGACGGGACTGCCGGACATTCCAGCGTACTTCTTGGCATCGGGTGTGATGGCCAACTCATTGCAGGTGAAGTTCGCGCGCTCTGGCGCAGCGGACGCCACCTTGGGCCTCATTGCCCAAGGGGAGATCAAGCGAACCGCCAGCGCAGACGTGACGCCCACCACTTTGCCGATCACCCGCTTCAATCAGTTCCAGGGTTCGATCAAAAAGAATGGTCAGGCTCTGGGCAACGTGGTCGCGGCGCAGTTGACCTATTCGAACAATCTGGCGCGCATCGAGACGATTCGCTCTGATGGAAAGATCGAAGGAGCCGACCCCACAGTGGCCAGCTTGACGGGCAACTTGGAGGTGCGATTTGCGGATACGGAATTGATCGACGCCGCAACCAACAACACCCCACTGGAGCTGACCTTTAGCTATGTCATTGACGCAACCAAGAGCCTGACCTTCATCGCGCATGAGGTCTACCTGCCCAAGCCCAAGCTCTCGATCTCTGGCCCGGGTGGCATTCAGGCCACCTTTGACTGGCAGGCGGCCAAAAACACCGCAGCCGGTCACATGCTGACCGTGCAACTTGTCAATGACGTGGTTGCGTATTGAACTTAAGAGGCAAACATGCTCAAACTCAATCTGAAACGTGAGCCGTATTGGCTCGACCTGGTCCAAGGCGTGCGCATCAAAGTCAAGCCTGCGACCACTGCGCTGGTCATGGCAGCTCGCCATGCAGCGGCCCTGATCGATGGCAAAGACCACGCGGCAGCCGGAGAGCGCACCGCAACCCTCATTACCGAGTTGGCCAAGGCTGCCATCTTGGCTTGGGAGGGTGTGGGTGACGACAAAGGCAAAGTCGCAGCCGTCACGCCCGACGGTATTGCTGCGCTCATGGAGCTGTGGCCTGTGGCCGATGCCTTCGAGCGTGAATACCTGGCCGCGCTCTATCTCTTGGATGCCGAAAAAAACGGCTGAAGGCCCGCACCGAATGGCACTTCGGTGGTGGGGCCGCGTACTGCGGGGCATGCGAGACGACCTGTCCTGAGTGTCCGTACCAGGTGAATTCACCCCGGACCGAAGAAGGCTGGCAGGCCCTCGCGGTGCTTGATGTCTGTTCCTCTCAAGTGCGCGCTGTTCAAGGCGCAGTACTGGGCATGGACTTCAACGCGTGGATGTCTGCCAGCCAGGCACTGGATGCAGACCCTGCTGCCATGACCCATTTATTCCCAGCCGTTGAGGCGGGCCTGACGCAAGCATTGAACAAACCATCTCCGGACAACCCACATGGCTGAACGTAACCTATCGATTCGACTGGCTGTCATTGACGGCGGCAAAGTCAAAGCCGAACTGGCAGACGTGGGCGAAGCCGGAGAGCGATCGCTCAAAAAGATCGAATCGGCATCGCAGCCTGCCTCTGCCGGTTTGAACCTGTTGTCCAAGGCGGCCAACGATGCCTTCGTGCGCATGGAAGACGCCACTTCCCGACTTGGGATGCTGGGCAGTGTTCTCGGTCGGCTTGGCCCAGCCGGTTTGATCGTGGGGGCATCCGTTGCTGCGCTCGGTTATGGCATGCACCAGTTGGTCGTGCCTGTTGCTGAAGTGGGTGAAGAGCTCAACAAGCTTTCTCAGAAAACCGCTGTCTCGGTCGAGGCCTTGTCGGCGCTGCTGTATGCCTCCGAACTGTCGGACGTGAGTGCCGAGAGCCTGACCAAGGCGCTCAAATTCCTCTCGACTGCCATGTTCGATGCCAAGGTCAAGGGTGGCGAAGGCAGTGCAGCGCTCAAGGCGTTCGGGGTCTCGGCGCTGGATGCGCAAGGGCAGATTCGTCCAACTGAGCAGGTGCTTTTGGACCTGGCGGAGAAATTCGCTGCTATGCCCGACAGCGCAGAAAAGGCGGCGCTTGCCGTCAAGCTGTTCGGTAAGAACGGTCTGGACATGATCCCCATGCTCAACCAGGGGCGTGATGGGCTGACTGAGATGATGGAAGAGGCCAAGCGCCTCGGGCTGGTCATGTCTGCCGATGCAGCACGTGCTGCAGAGGAGTTCAACGACAACATGAAGCGCTTGCACGCGATCAACGAAGGCGTGCAGCGCCAAATCGGGTCCGCGTTGCTGCCGATCCTGGCTGACCTGACCGAGCAAATGTTCCTGGCCAAAACCGAGGCCGGTGGTTTCACAAGCGAGTTGCAGGCTATCACGCACAACCGGCAACAGGTTCTGTCCTTTCTTGAAGAAGTCGCGACTGGTCTCGGATTCATTGCTGAATCAGCGGTGCTTGCCAAGCGCGTGATCAGCCAGCCGTTTGACAGTCTGCAGGTTGTCGCCAAGGACGTGGAGACCTGGATCAAGACCGACATGCTGCGTTCCATGAAGTCCATGGGCTATGACGAGACGCAGATCAATGCCGAAATCGCCAAGTTGCAAGCGGCGCGTGATCGGTTCGTCGAGGCTGCAAACGACCGCTTGACGCACCTGACGGACAACCCAGGGTACGTCAACAAGATCGAAAAGTTCTTCGATGAGCAACGCCGCACGGTGCGTGTCATGGGGCAGAAATTTGTCCTGGAAACGGCAGAGCAGGCTGCGCAAGTTCAGAAGATCTATGACGAGTTCCTGCCCAAGATGCCCCGCAAGCGACCCAATGGCCTGGATCTGTCGGGCTTTGAGAAGAACAACGAGGGCTTGCAGTTCTTGAAGCAGTTAGAGCAGCGCGCACTGCGTGTGACGCAAGGTGAAGGCGCTGAATTGCGCGCCAAAGCACTGGAACTGGAGCGCAAAGGCTACGCAGGCATCGTCAAGGAAGCAGAGAAGTACATCGATGCCATAGAGCGGATCGAAAAGCAGAAGGAGGCTGACAAGAAGTTCGAGGAGTATGAGAAGGAACTGCAAAAGGTCCATCAGATCACCGAGAACTACATCGGCAACAACCGCCTCAAGCAGGAAGAGTTGCAGTTAAAGCGCCAGCTTCTGGATGTTGGAGAGGTTGAGCGGGCCGCTTTGCAGACGCGCTTTGACATGGAAAAAGCCGCTGTTATGGCGTTGCGGCAGGCTGAGCAAATCAACGACCCTGGCCTCAAAGCCGAGGCTATCGCTGCGATCAACGATGCTTTGGCGCGGCAGTTGCCGATCGTTGAAGAGCTTGCACGGGCCAATGTGGAATATCAACGCAGCTTTGACTATGGCCTTCGCAGTTCTCTGCGCACCTACATCGAGGACGCGACCAATGCGGCCAAGCAGGCTGAACGTGCCGTTACCGGTGCCTTCAAGGGCATGGAAGACGCGATGGTCCAGTTTGTGACGACCGGCAAGGTGGACTTCAACAGTCTGGCCAACTCGATCATTGCGGACCTGGTGCGTATCCAGATTCAAAAAATGATCACCTTGCCTTTGGCCGGGTGGATGAGCGGACTGAACCTGTTTGGTGGTTCAGGCGGCAACGGGTTGGGCGGTGCATTCCCTGCTGGAGCTACGGACCTGATGTCGGGCGGCACGATGGTGGCGCACACCGGTGCCCTGATTGGCAGCGATGTGCTGGCCACACGCTCTGTCGGGCTGCAGCACTTCGATGGCGCTCAGCGGTTTCATACCGGTGGCTTGGTGGCAGGTGAGGTGCCCATCATTGCGCAGCCGGGTGAGGCGGTATTCACGCCGGGCCAGTTGCGCGCCTTAGGTGGTGCATTGGTAAAAAACAATCCGTCG